ACCTATTTCGCTCAACAATGGCTCCAGTAGAGTCTGTTCTCCGTGACTCTAAGATTTCAAAAGCCGATGTTGATGACATTGTGCTTGTTGGTGGCTCTTCGCGTATCCCTCGCGTCCAAGCACTTCTAAAAGAGTTCTTTGCTGGCAAAGAGCTGTGCCAAACGATTCATCCTGATGAGGCGGTTGCGTATGGTGCCGCTGTTCAAGCACACATTCTTTCTGGCAACTCGAAAAATGATATTACAAGTGAGATTCTACTTCTTGATGTAACACCTCTAAGTCTTGGCATTGAGACAAGCGGTAATGTAATGACAACACTTATTAAGCGTAATACGACAATTCCTACAAAGAAGGCTCAGACATTTAGCACGTATGCCGATAATCAACCCGCAGTAGATATTCGTGTGTTTGAAGGTGAGCGCCAGTTTACTCGTGATAACAACTTATTGGGGACTTTCCGTCTAGAAGGTATTCCTCCCATGCCTCGTGGTATGCCTCAGATTGAGATTACATATGATATTGATGCGAACGGTATTTTATCAGTAAGTGCTGTTGAGAAGTCCACTGGTAAGACAAATAACATTACAATCAAGAATGAGAAAGGTCGTCTGAGTACAGAAGATATTGAGAAGATGGTAAGTGATGCAGAGGCGAATGCGGAAGCTGATAAAGAAAAGATGGTAAAGATTGAGAAGAAGAATGAGCTTGAGTCTTATTTGTATAATACTCGCAACTCACTGCGAGAAGACAAAGTGAAGGAGACACTTGGTACATCCGAAGTGGCGACCGCAGAAGATGTTATAACAAAAGGTCTTGCGTGGCTCGATGAGCATGCGGAGGAAGAGGCGGATGTATATGAAGCGCAGCGTAAATCAGTTGAGAGCCAGATTCAGCCGATTATGATGAAACTGTATGCGTCTAAGATGCCTACGGGGGATGCGCCTAGTAAGCCAAATGTAGAGGAGGTTGATTAAATATTATTTATAATTAGAATGAATAAGCAGCAAACAGCTTCTAATAATGCGGAATTAGTAAAAAGTTCATTGAGGCGTGATCATACAGACTTATTTGATACTATTGGAAGACTAACCGAACTTTCTTGTGAGGTAAGACCTGGTCGTAGGGTCTCGCGCGAAATAATGCATAGATTAGATGATGTTAATAATGCTATTGCTAAAGCAATAGGGGATATATCCCAAACAGGAAAATCCGTTAAACCCCTTTTAGCACTAATTGGAGAGGATTTTAAGATTCTTGACTATCTTTCACGATACTCTCCGCTTATAACGCTGGATGATTTAATATTTACTTGTGATTCTCCCATTGACCCAATACAACCTAATAACGCTATTGGAGTCTCTACTGGCCCTACTGGCTCTTCTGGCTCTTCTGGCTTAATAGGAGGTCGCAGAAAAATCCTAAGAAAGTCAAGAAAGTCAAGAAAGGTAAAGAAATCTAGAAAGTCTAGAAAATAATTATCTAGTATATTATACTATTAAATTATTTAAGAATATTTAACGCCGAGCTCTTGTAAGTGCTTCTGCCCATGAAGCGAACATCTTTCCACAGTTCATAGCAGCACTAGCAATTGCTTTGCGACATACCATGGTAATGTTGAATTAAAAAATAGTTTAGTAATGTAAAACATTATATAACCATTAGCATTAAGAACTCTATGAGCAAAGATAAGATGAAAGAGACTTTTAGTTAAAAAAAACTCATTAAATAGATGAAGAAGGCGAATAATTCAAATTTTTCTAATGTTAAAGATTCTTACCCGGCGGAAAATTCCAATCTAGAAAATAAGTTAGAAACCTCAGATTTTAACTCTAAAATGCCAGTGGAAAATTCTCATCTGGAAAACCAATTAGAAAGTCCCGAACAACTTTCTAAAGTGAAATTATTAAGATCAGTAGCAGTGCCGAATACAGAATTAGATAATGTAATAAAAGACATAGAATATTTAACTAGTTTAGGTTTGACTAAAACTAGTAATAATGAAGCTATGAAAAACGCTTTAAATAGATATATAAGAATAACTGGCTCGGAGTATGTATTCCCATTACCTTCAGCAGTTTCGCAGGATGAGGAACTCATCAAAATAAGAAATGAATTAGCATATTTAACTAGTTTAGGTCTAACTGAAAATAGTGATAATGAAACTATGAAGAGTGCTTTAAGCAGATTTAGACAAATAACTGGTTATGGTTATTTTTCTCGTGCACCAGCTCCAAGTATAATTACAACCTTGGCAGGGACTGGCGTGCAGGGCTTCAGCGGCGACGGGAGAGCCGGTTTGAACGCATCTTTTAACTCTCTATCGGGAGTGGCGGTGGACCGCAACGGAAATCTGTTCATCGCCGACGCGGGCAATCACCGCATTAGGCGGGTGGCTGCTGGAACGGGCATCATCACGACGGTGGCGGGGAACGGCACGGCTGGCTTCAGTGGCGATGGGGGGGCCGGTTCGAACGCGAGTTTGAACTATCCTATCGGGGTGGCGGTGGACGGCGCCGGCAACCTATTCATCGCCGACACCAACAACCAGCGCATCCGGCGGGTGGACACGTCGGGCATTATCACGACGGTGGCGGGGAGCGGGCCAACAAATATTGAGAGGGGACCGTATCAAATCGACGTGAACGCCTTCAGCGGAGATCAGGGCGCTGCCACGAGCGCGAGGTTGGCGTTTCCACATGGAGTGGCGGTGGACGGCGCCGGCAACATTTTTATCGCTGACTTCTACAACCAGCGCATTCGGCGGGTGGACACGTCAGGCATTATTACGACGGTGGCAGGGAGCGGACCAAATGGGTATCCTAGTGAGGCTATGAACTTCACCGGCGACGGGGGGCCCGCCAGGAACGCAAGATTGTATTTCCCATCAGGAATAGCGGTAGACACGAGTGGTAATATTTTCTTTATATCTGCTGCCCGTATACTACGGGTAGATGTATCAGGAAATATCACGTCAGTGGCTGGTAATGGCACGAACAACTTCAGCGGAGATGGGGGGCCCTCCACGAGCGCGGCTTTTCGGTTTCCGCAGGCTGTGGCGGTGGACGGTCGCGGCAACGTGCTCATCGCCGACACCTACAACCAGCGCATCCGGCGAGTGGACATGTCAGGCATTATCACGACGGTGGTGGGGACTGGCGGAGTGTCGATTGACGCGAGTGGTAATTTAGTTAATTTTGACAATCCGAGTGGAATTGCGCTGGACACGAGTGGTAATTTATTTATTGCTGATTCGTATACGAACAAGATTTACAAAGTGAATAATCTACTACCAGCACAAGCAACAAGAGGAGGTCGCAGAAGAAGGAATAAAAAATCTAGAAGAGTAAAAAAATCTAGGGAGTTAAGAAAGTCTAGAAGAGTAAGAAAATCTAAAAATTAATTTAATAGTATAATATACTGTATAATTATTTGTTAGCACCGAGACTCTATAAGGGTTTAACGCCGAGCTCTTGTAAGCGCTTCTGCCCATGAAGCGAACATCTTTCCACAGTTCATAGCAGCACTAGCAATTGCTTTGCGACATACAAGATCATCTTTCGCGATAATTGTCATAAGCATTTCATCACGAAGAGGATGAGGAACACAATAACCACAGAACTGAATAGATCCATCGCGAAGTCCTTGGGGGTCTAGTAGATACTCGTCCATAAATGTTGTAAGCATATTTCCAAGCGTATGATCTTCACCCTGGAAATAGATATCAAAGCCACGTGCTTCTTTCTTTGTAGGTTGAATCTTAATATTTTCAGGAATATCTCCTTTATCAAGTGCGGCGTATACGAAACATTTCTGCTCAATTACCTTCAGTGCCTCAATTACAATATCAAGTGGATTAAAAGCTCCAACCGTTTCTACTGTAAAATCAAAACTGTTTGGTTCACCTTTTTCATCTATAACAAAACAACGTCCTACTTCCATTGTATTAAACTCACGCTCAAGGAGTTTCTTACGTTCAGAATCTTCTTCAAGTTCCATATAGTTAATTTTTTTATGACGATCAAGCCAGCGAACAAATACTTCTTTTATTTTTTCTGGTGACTCATCACGAGTATAACTATAAGAGCATTGACTTACTGGACTGAAGCGCATGTTTTCACGACCAATACCAACAGAAGCCTTTGCCTTAAATGATACTGCTTCAGGAGACGCATTTCCAATTTTAGGCTTTAGAACTGCTAGGAGACATGTATCACGTGTAATAGGGTCAGGGTGGAAGAATTTAGTATTTGGAACTAAAATACGACCAGCTTCCGTATTTTCATAAACATTCATATCAGAAACTTTTACATCCATTAAATCATTTGTAGAGTTCTCAACATTTAGTTCAAAACTGTATTTTTCAGGATCCCATTCTTTAGGATTTGCATGAACTAATACAAGGCCAATACGATGGGCAAGCATCTCATTTGACATAGCAGTAGTATTTTTCTCAATAGTAATATCACTTGTAGAGCCATTTTTTTGAATTTCAGCACGAAACGCAACAGTTGGAATTTCAGTAAGGATAACACGTCTTAGAGTATTCGCATATGAAACATTTGTATTTACAAGTTGAAATTTAAGAGTATCTTTTCCATCGAACTGAATATTTTTAAATGAAGCTGATGTATTAACTCCGGATGTTTTCATCTTTCTAACTAATATACCTTACCTTTAATTCCACTTTAATTTTTTTAACTTTTTGCGTTTTAAATAATATGTAATAGTTCTAAGAAGTTATTAATGGATAGAAAAAACATCTGTTTTTATTCAAATAAATGTAATTGGTGTAAGGCGTTTATTATGGAGTTATCACAAACACCTTTTAAGAAAGAGTTCCAGTTTGTATGTGTTGATCCTCCTATACAACAAACTCTTCCTAAATGGTTGAAGAAAGTTCCAACTTTAGTTATTCAAGGAGAACCAGAACCTAGAACTGATTCTGATGTAATGAATTGGTTATATGAAAATAAGATGAAAATGGAACCTTCTAAACAACAATCCAACCAACAAGAATCTGACATTGATGGATGGAATTCAGCAGAACATAACAGTTTTTCGAAAGGTGTTGGTTATAGTTTTAATGATTCCGATACAACTGCTCAAGGTAACGGAGGATATACTATTCCAGGTTCATTTTCATTTCTAAATGGGGGAAATGCTGCTGGAGAAAAGAGTTCTCAAGAATATTATCCCGGAAAATCGGAACAAGGCCGTGGTAAATCAAAAAAAGAAGAGATGTTTGATAAACAAATGGAAGAATATCAACGTTCTCGTGAAGATGGTATGCCTCAGCATAGAAGAGCAACATAGTAAATTTGGTATAAAGAATTAGAAATATTTTAGTATAAGGAATGACATCTATTTTAGGAGTTTTTAACACGCAACTGATCCGTTTTTTTGAAGATCTATATCAAACATTTCCGGAAGAACGAGATATTAAAAGTGCTCTAGAACTTATTAAATTTGCTAAACAAAGTAATCCTAAACTGATTCTTGATCTGTTTTATATTCATGTATATGTTGATTTACATGAAGCCGTTTCTCGCGAAGATTCTGATTTTATTGTAAGTTATGCTCATACAAAAATTAATAATGAGTTTAATGAAATTTCACCAGCACTAACAATTTTTGATAAGTATTGGGATAAGATGAGTGATACGAATAAGAATTCTATTTGGAAATATCTAAAAGTTCTTTGCGCACTTTGTGAAAAAATGAAGGTTTAGAAATAGTATAATTTCATAAATTCATTAGGCTACCTTTTTTATAAAAAGTAGCGAAATTTCATAAATTCATTAGGCTACCTTTTTTATAAAAAAAGGTAGCGTAAAGAAATATTAAAAATATGTTAAAGAAAGAATATGGACGCCACATTCCAATCGAAGTATGAAGAGTTTTGTAATGATCTTTTAACTGCTTGCCCAGAACTGAAAGATTCTATTGAATCAGCACGTGCTTTATCAAAGGAACAGCGTGTTTCTGAATATAAGAATCAAGTGTTAAAAGAAACTCTCAATCCAGAAAATTACACAGTTCTTCCTGGCGTAACTATTCCTAGCACTATTTGGGGATCATTGTCTACAAATTCTCAAAAGGCAATTAAAGAATATAATTCTATATTAAATCTTTGTGTGATTTACGAATCTGGTGATACTGAAGGTATTCCTCAAGAATGGGTTGATTCTATGATGCGTGAATGGAGAACTCGTATGGAAGGTGTTGATTTTAAGAAGATGTCTTCCAAATTTTTTGATATGTTTGGAAAAGCGGGTGACAGTCTACCACCACTTCCTGAAAAGTTTCTAAAAGGTCAAATGGCTAAACTCGCAGAAGATTTAGTAAAAGAGTTTAACCCTGAAGATTTTGGATTTAGCGCAGAAGATGTGGAAGCATGCGAAAGAGATCCTTCTCGTGCTTTTGAAATCCTAATGAAAGTATCAGCTGGTAATCCAGAATTAATTCAGAAGGCTGTTCAAAAAATTGGCAAAAAGTTACAACACAAGGTTCAAACAGGCCAGTTCAAACCTCAAGATCTTGCGCGTGAAGCAGAAGAACTGATCAGTGAGTTCCAAAGTAATCCGGCGTTTGTAGAGATTCTAGAAAGTTTCCGTTCTGTATTTAACTTTGAAGATATGGATTTAGCACGTAAATCTGGTAATGAAGGTAGTGCGAGACTTTCTCTTGTAAAACAAAGACTAAAGAAGAAACTTGAAGAAAAGAAAAAGAATAAACTATAAAAATGATGATTTTTAATAATAGATGGCAAACCAGAGTTGCAGTAAATATATTTGGGAGGATGTTTCATTAATATTCAAATCCTATTATGTATTTTGTGATCAACGTCTTTGTATAACAAATATTATAAATCATATATTATTTGTCTTTATTATTTTAGTATTACTTGGTGGATTTTTATCACAGCAAACAAAGTCGCATGAACTGTTTGGTTATTCAATACTAATTGCTTGTATTTATGCTCTCTATTGGTTATTTGCTTATAATCAAGAAAAGGCACGAACTCCAAAGATACAAGAAAGAATGATAAAAGAAAATTTTGAAACTAATGTCCCGGTCAATGAAGAGTTACCAGAACAAGTGATTGGCGATAAAGTAACATATCCCAGTGCAAAGAACCCTTTTATGAATGTTTTAGTAAATGAGATTAAAGATAACCCTTATCGTTCTAAAGCCGCTTCTATATATGATCCAGAAGTAGCTGTTGGATTAGAAGATTTTTTCAAGACACAATTTATTAATGATCCTACGGATGTTTTTGGAAAATCTCAATCACAAAGACAATTCTATACAACACCTTCAACCACTGTTCCAAATGATGTAGATTCTTACCAGAACTGGTTATATCGTATACCGGGTAAAACTTGTAAAGAAGGTGGAAGAGAGGCTTGTTCTGCTCAAAGTGGAACCGCAGGAGCACTAATACCTTGGCTGGACGCAACGAATTAATACTTCTTTTTCTGAGTAAAAAGTTTACCATTACGGCATTTAAATTTACGCAATGTCTTCCCTTTTGTTTGAAGAACACTTTTTGTGCAAATAGCGATAGCTGCTTGTTCAGCAGAAAACTTTTTTTTCTGCTGTAGAGTCTTCCCCGATTGGGAAGACTGTTCTTTTGTTCCAGATCTAGTTTTCACTATAGCACGAACTTTTTTAATACAACGACAGAAATCTTTTGTAGTTTTTTTGGAAGCTGGGCGCATTATATTTAGTATTTAGAAAAATTAAATATAACATTGTAGGCAGAGAAGATGGAGATCAATCGTTTAACACATACAAGAGATGATACATGTGGTATTGAACAATATTTTGGTCAATCATTAGGTCCTGGCAAGTATGCTACGACAAATCTAGTTCCTAATGCTCGTGAAGTGAATCCTTTAGCTTCTAAAAATGTTATGTTATTTCCTCGCGAGGGATATGGCTATAATAATAGTTCTATTGATAATGATTCTGTATTAAGAAATCAGCCAGAATTTAAGAATAATAAATGTAATATTCGCCAGCAAGCCCGTCCCTTCTTAACAGTCCCTTATATGGGCGGCGGTCGTGGCAATCCAGAAGTAGAAACATATTTACAGCACGCAGAGCAAGTTCGCCAAGGTAAAGAGTGTGGCACTGTAAGTGAACAAGAGTTTACTCAACAATACACACCATTAATTCCTTTAGTGAAAGAAAATATTCAAAATCCTAAGAATCTAATCCCTGAAGTCGCTTCACCCGGTTGGATACATGGTGGATTACCCAGTCGTTCTTATATCCGCGACGTAAATTGCTAAGTATGGATAGATGAGCAGTGATCTGTTTAATAGTTATTTTGAAGCATATGAAAAACCATCTTCTCATGTGTTTGAAAAAAGTGAAAATCCACAAGTATATGACAGATTTATCCAAGAGTATCAAAGTGATACACCAAAGAGACATATACTAGGTATTGTTGGTGGTAACGAAGTTTACGAAATAAAAGGGAATAGAGTTGATTTAGAATCTGATTTAATTGGAATAACAAGACCAAATACACGGGGAACAGAGCGCAAACATCAACTATCTGAAAAACCAGATTCTATTAAACGTGATAATCCTAAAGAAAAGATTGATATTAATGCTACACCAGTTACGAGAGAAGAGTTTCAAATGTGGTCTTATCCTGTTGTTCATGCCCCATTAGCTTTCAAGAAAGAATCTTGTATGCCTAAAAACAAGTTTTAAACATATGGTATGCCTAAAAACAAGTTTTAACATACAGTATACCTAAGAATAACTTTTAACAGTTCTGTAATAGTAGAATGGCTTCTGGTCAAGATTTTTTAAGAAATATGACTCGCTCTAAATGGGATGAATTTCATACTCAAGATGATTTACGTATTACAAGTTATGCTTTGAGGTACTATGCCAACCCTCCGGGTATAAACTGCTATGAAAGTTATCCGGTTGATATAACAACACGAATTCAAAAATCTGGAGCAAGTTTTGTAAATGATACTTGGAAAACTGATGTAGAATCCGATTTATTTAATATTAACAGACTTAGCACACGTGTGAAGAATAATAATATTCAATATAATCCCGAAACAAATAAGTATACAAATGCCCCTTATGTCGCACCCAAAGATGAATCTGTCCCTCAGCTATTCAATCGCTTAACAAATCCTCCTTGCACTCTACGAGCAACTGGATGGAATCGCTGGGAAGCATTGCCTCACCAACCTCAACTTGTATTTGAAACACCTTTTGATTTCTTCATTCCTTCAAGAGATATTGACAAGGAGAAAAAGAAAACTCACTAATGCCAACGTAGTATTAGATGGAAGCCATAGCAGCATTTGGGTTAGTAGGCTTAGGATACTTGGTGACAAAACTATCAGAAACAAAAGAGAACTTTCAACCTCTTCTTATAAATAATAGTGCTCCAGCACCTGTTTCGCCGTTACAAACAAACGAACAAGGAAATTCTGTTAAAGGACCAAATCAAGAATTAGATTTACAATATGCGACTCCATTTGGTCAAATCTATCCTAGTGAGCCTGTTCCCGGACCAAAAGGTTCTGCATTTGCGTATGGTGGTGTAAGAGATCCTTCCGCTAAAACATATCCTACACCTCAGCCAATTGATACTGCTACGCCACAAGTATCAATGAATCGAAATGGTTATGAACAGAATCCATCATATATTGAAGATGATTCTATTGTAAGTCCTTTATCTGGTCAAAAGCTAGCATCTTCTGATTTTACACACAATAATATGGTCCCTTTTTTTGGTGGCAGAGTTCGCCAGAATGTAGGTCCTCAAACAAATTCTGGAATTTTAGATTCTTTTACAGGTTCGGGTGTAACACAAATTAAGAAAAAAGAAGTGGAAACAATGTTTAATACTCAAACACCTTTTGGTAACCCATTTGGATTAGAAGATTCATCTGATTTTGTGAAAGACAGAATGGATTTACCTAGAAGTCGTGCTGGCGAACGTCCATTTGAACCAGTAAGAGTTGGTGCTGGTGTGGGAGAAAAGTTTGGTTCTACTGGTAAAGGAGGATTCCAGCAAATGGAAGTAAATCAACTTATGATGGAGAAAATGCCTAAAACGGATGATATCAGAACAGCTGATAATCCCAAACTTACTTACAAGGGACAAATTGTGCCAGGTCAGCGTTTTGTAGCAAATTCTGCTGAAAACCCTGGTGAAGTAAGAAAATATAAACCAGATACGTTCTATATTGATCAATCTGGTGAACGTTATATTGGTGCTTTTGCTCAAGATGCTCAGAAAGAAGCAACTCGCCCCATTCAAGTTATGAAATACACTACACGCACAGATACTTCTAGTGAACTCATTGGTCCTGCTGGTTCTCAAGAATTTGGCGAATCCTATGTTGTTGGTTCTTATCGCACACCTATGGCGCAACAATATGGTGGAGCTGGATTCCGTAACGCTAATATGACAACATATTATACTAAAGATACTGATGCTTCTGAGGCAGATTATGGCCGTTCTTCTATTGAAATTCGTCCTAATGAGAGAAATGCGACATCTACTCGCACAATGGGTCTCAATGTAGCCCCTGCTGATACTGGGGCAGTTACAAATCACTTTACTGATAGAGCAAGACCCACATATCGCGGTGAAACTATTGGTAATATAAGACAAACTGGAACTCCTGTTGGTTATGCTCAAGGTGCCCCTGCTATTACTGTGTGGTCCGATGATATAGCACGCACAACAGTGAAGGAGACAACAATTAATTGGAACTATATGGGTATCCCTTCATCTGCCAGCCAACCTAATAAACTCAAAGTATATGATCCTGATGATATAGCAAAACCTACACAGAAAGGACAAATCTCAGCTAAATCTGAGTATTTTGGAACTCCCACTGGGGCACTACAAGATTTTACAAGCCATGAATCTGCGTATAATATGCGCACAAATCCTACAAAGGAACGTGTATCAGAAGGTCGCACACCAATGTCTGGCAATGGTGGACTAGCAGTATTTACAGGTGATATTCATCAAACATCTAAGAAGATTGATGCTGATATTGTAAATGATAGAGCAAATGCTGTAAATAGAAGTTTAGATTTCAATGCGGGTGTAGGAGATATTGGTCAAGTAAGATATAGAGTTCCATTAAAATTAGATCAATCAATGGAGAGAAATCAGAGAGAAATGATAGCGGCGGTTGAAAATAATCCTTTAATGCAAAGCATTAGTAAAAATGCGGAACATGATGAAGCATTATACCAAGAATTATTAAAGAGTATGTAAATGTACTGGTATAAAAACAAATAATTAATTAAATCTAATGAACAGTATCTCAAAGAAGAATTCTTTTTTAGTATCTGGTGAAGCAGGAACAGGTAAATCCTTCTTCATAAGACAAGAGGCAAAAAGTCATAACGCAAAACTATTTCGTTGGAATGTTCGCATAGATCGCAGTCTTCGTGAAGGACGAGAGATTCTACATCAGCAAGTAAGATCAAAAGAACCATTATATGTTTGGATTGAAGGGGCAGATGATTTAACACAAGAAGCGCAAGCATTTTTACGAAGGATTCTTGAAACATCTTCACCAAATGTTGTTTCAATGTTGGAAGCTCGCGAACCATGGAAGTTATCACCGCCCATTTTATCTCGTTGTATTCCAATTTGTATGAATTCAAAATATTCTTTTCGTTCTATAAAAAATAATCAAGTCGCCAACAAATATAATTTAATTAATGTATTAAAACCATTAAAAAAAGAAGATATAACATTACAGTCTATTTCTAAACTCCGTGCGCAAGGGTATGACCCATTTGATATTATTAAACTTTTTGAAATAGATAAAAATCTATTAAATATGTATCGTCAAATTGGGATTGGTTGTTCTCCATGGATACAACTCGCATATTTCATTGCGGCTCAATAAAAATTAAAGGATATGACTGTTTAAAAGATAATGGATATACCCGGATCGGAAGGAATCAATGTATATGCCGATGCCAAAGTTGAATATACTAGACAGTTAACTTCATATTCATTACAAGCGATTACAGGATATTTTTTAAAACTTCTAGAAGAAACAAAAGAGTCTGAAAAAGATCCTAAAAAACTTTTATTCAGTTTTCAAAATACACTAAAAGGTATTCCAGATTGGAATCAAGATAAAGTTCAAAAAGAAACTGGTTATTTATTAAAAGAAATTAAGTGTGACTATTTTGAAGATTTATTAAGCGCAGTTTTTGTTGCTCATACCAAAGTTCTTTCTGCTATTCGTTTAACATCAAAGCAAAAGAAACTTCAAATTACAATCCCAAAAGTGGAACATTTTCTTCATCATACAATGATTGAATGCGCACGTATTTTATGGTCAAATGTATATTTATTTTCACCCAATGGGACTGCGATTGAAAGACAAAGAAATTTACGTCAAATTGAACAATTAATTCAAGATGGTATTCTTCAGTCTATTCGTAGTATGTTACCTGTGAAGAATATACTGAAAGAATATTTAAAAGAAGATGAAGATGAAGAGGTTGAAGAAGTAAACACAGAAGAAATCAAAATAGATGAAGCAAAAGAAGCAATTGAGATTGATCAAAATTTATTAGATAAAAAGTCGAAATCTAAGACTACAGAAGAAATCAAAGAAGAAACAAAAAAACCTGTTGAAATAACTCCGGTTCTAACTTTACCAACTATTGAATCTGAAAAAAAATCAAACATTCAAGAATTTAAATCTGAAATTCCAATTATTGAAGTTGATACAGAACCATCAGTCAAATTCTCAGATGTAGATACCGTTTTTAGTTATGAAAAATTGGAAGGTGAGAATAACTCTAATGATTCTGATTCTGATTCTGATTACAGTGATTCATCTGATAGGAATTCTTTCATAGAAATTCTAGATACAAAAGGCGAACCACTCAACGATTTTGAAGATTTAGAGAAAAAAGAAGAAACTATTGAATTTGAAACATTAGGATAAGTAAGCGTTTTGTTTCATTCGTTTTTTTCACTAAACTTCCCAGAATATGAACGAATACCTTTTAGGTGTTTTATTTGGAGGAAGTTTAATAACAGGTTTAGGCGCTATTAGCAGTTATACTGTTGAGAAAAAAGAACCAACAATAAAATCATTAGCACGTGATTTTATAATTGGTTCGGTATTATTTATTTTAATTATGCAGTTACTACCAGAATCTTCTAGTAGTTTACTTGCTTATTTAACAGGATTATTTACATTTGCTTCATTTACATCATCGCAATCAGATGATATTGAAATTCAAGTTGGTATTCCTAAGTTTTAGAACAAATATCTTTTTAAACAAATAGAGAATATACTTTTTGATTTTTAGGAGCAGAATTTACAATAAACTTTGAGAAAGGCTTTTTATAAATTTGTTGACTTGGGATAGAATTCATACATTTTTCTGCGATATGCGTGTAAAGTTCAAAATCTGGAAAACGTTCTTCCTCATTATCATCCCATAATATATTTTTTCCTTCTATGTCAATTAACCAAGACCATAAAATATTACATAAATCAGAATTTGGTCCTTTCGAAAATTCTGGATATAAACTTTCAAAAATACTTATGGAAAGTCTCGCTAAATCAAATGATGGGTTGGGATAAATCTTCTTTTCAGAGTTCTCGCCATTTAACTCTGGAAAGTTATACTGTGTTGCGGCATCATTTCCTTCTTTAAAATCATCACTTATAAATATATGTTCATTTATTGAATATATCGATCTTCCAAAGTCAATAATCTTAAATAATTTTCCATATGTTGGAACTTTAAATATTTTTCCATCATTTGTTTTATAAAATAGATATAATTCATCTGTGTATTCCCATACAATATTATTTGAATGTAAATCATTATGAATAAATCCAAATAAAGTTTGCGTAACAGATAATGCAGCTAACACTTGGAATAACCAAGCAGACCATTTTTCTTCCCAAAGTTTTGAGTTAGGTTCACAACCGACTTCTTCATAATCTTCAAGTAAATCATCCATTGTAGATTCATTCTTATCCATAAAAATCATCATTACAGGAAAATTATATAGATTTAATAAAACTTTTACTTCCTCTTCTTCCTCTTCTTCCTCTTCAGAACTATTTTCATTTTCAGATTCTTTATTTTGAGAAATGAAAGATTTAATACTAAGTGAATCAAGTGATTCTAGTTCTGTAGTATCTAATTCTTTTATATTACTATCAATTAATTCTTCAAAATCTTCAGAAGATTCATTATTATCTAAGCAATAATCTGGTTTTTTCATAATTTCATCATATACTTCTTTTGCTTCAACTTCATCTTCAACACCATTAATAGTTATTGTAATATTCTTATTTTCAATACCATTCCAAAACCATTTATATAATCTATAACTCTCGACTTCATCAGAAATATTGTAACAATATTTTGTTGCTATGGCAGTAAAGGCTCCATAAAAAGAATTAAAATGAGGTGATATATCTTCTTGTTTTAATTTACCAAGAGCATATGTGGCAAGCGCTTCTACATATGCTTGATTCCATGGATCATTTATTTTTTTTTGTAAATCAGCATTATTAGTATAATCAATATTTTCATTTTTCATTTTAATATATGTTACAGGATCAATTAAATGTGTAACTTTTAAATATGCCTCAGTACTTTTAGTATTCACTTTAATTTTACAATTCCCTTTAATATCTTCTTCATTAAAAATTTCAACATTTGAAATTTTATAGTTATTATCCAACCATATTTCATTTGAAATATCTTGAATTTGAAATAGTTTCTTTAATGAAGGGAATAGTGTTTGAATATTCGTATAATATTTAAGTTTTTTTAAACTATCAGGTAAAGGCCCTAACGTATATTTTGGCGAAGGTATTGGTATCCCCCGGAGTAGTGTATTAGCTGGTTCCATCTTTTTTCAGATATAGAATGATTGTTAAGTTCAATAACGCATTAATTTTTTATTAGAACTATATATATTATGGCTTCAGCAATGAATGTATCATTAAAAAAGTTTGATATGAGAAAAATTCAACAAGATTCAGTATGTGTTTTTATTGGTAGAAGAAGAACTGGTAAATCCACATTGGTAAAAGATCTTTTATACCATCACCAAGATATGCCTCTTGGCACAGTGATTTCAGGGACAGAAGAATCAAACGGTTTCTTCTCAAAAATGATTCCCCCTATTTTCATTCATGGTGAATACAACCCTATAATTTTAGCAAACTTCTGTAAACGTCAAAAACTTATGATGATGAAGATTATGGACGATAAAGAAAAAGGTGTTCAAACTCGTATTGACCCTCGTTCATTTATGATTCTTGATGATTGTATGTATGACGATTCATGGACACACGATAAGAATATTAAATATTTATTCATGAACGGGCGTTGGTTAAAAGTTTTCTTTCTAATTACGATGCAATATCCTCTAGGTATTCAGCCAGCTTTAAGAACAAATGTAGATTATGTATTTATATTACGTGAACCTTATGCTTCCAATAGAAAACGTATTTATGAAAATTATGGTTCTGCTTTCCCTTCATTTGAATTCTTCTGTCAAGTCATGGATCAGTGTACACAAAACTATGAATGTTTGGTAATTGATAATACGACACAAAGTAATAAGTTAGAAGATTCCATGTTTTGGTATAAAGCTAATATGCATGGTGATTTCCGTATTGGAGCACCAGAATTCTGGCAACATTCTGCCAAATATCATAAAGAAAATGAAGGCAATGATGGATATGATCCCAGCGCTGCTAGAAGATTAAAAGGTCCTCAAATAAATATTAGAAAGGTTTAGGATGGAAATAAAATATTCTGATTTATTATTTTTAGCATTGATTGGTCTTGTGTTACTAATTTTAGATAGAGTATATCGTATAAATTTTCGTTTAGAAGGATTTGATAATCCTAAGATGTGTGGTGTTGATATGGAATCTTGCGCATTTGGTACACGTTGTATGAATGGCGTTTGTGTTGATGAAAAACAGCCGGCTTTGAAGCCTACAACTCTCCCGGTTTTTCCTTGATATTACTAGATGGCTGCTAAACTTGCTAGAAATCCTTTTAGCTTAGTATTAGCTTTATTAGTTCTAGGTGGTATTGCTACATATATGAGTTATAAATATGCTGAAGCGTTTAGAGTTGTTGATTGTTTAGGTGTAACATGCCCTGAGGGTCAGTTCTGCCAACAAAATAAATGTAGATCACTAACAGCTTAGATACAATATTAGTTCTTTGAATCAAAGAATCATATTATATTACTTATTCAATCTTAGATTGTAGTTTACGCTGGATAGCGAGATCACCTACTTCATCAAACATAGATGTATTTGTTTGAGAAGGACCTGCAATATTCTCAATCTTACGATCACGATTCTTATTCTTCTTATCGCGATAAAACTCTTCACGGGCTTCTTCATTTTCCTTGTATTTCTTCATTAATGTATTTAGTTCATCTTCAGCATATTCTTGCTCCTTAATCTGGGAAGGCTCAGGGTCCCAAGGCAGCCACTTACCAAGTTCTGCGCAATAAATATTGGATACAGGATCTTGCTTCTGTAGTTTCTTCGCACGAATATTTGCTTCTTCTTGGCTTCCATACACGCCGCGGATCTTTAGTCCCCGAACTGTAGTGTGAAACTCATTTATCTTATAATATTCTTCTTCTAGTTTATCTCTATTTACATACATATAATCATCATAATTCTCTTTGAGTTTATCATATGTCATTTCTTGTGTGTTCTTCTTTACAAAATCTTGTAGAGATCCTAATACGTTATCTACACGTAGTTTAGCATTTCTACATGTTGTAGCAACACCACTTAGATCTTGTTTCTCAAATTCAACGGCATGAGTTTCAAGAGAATCATTTACATTTTGTGTAAGTTTTGCTAGAAACTCTTCAATGAGTTTGGTTTTCATATTAAACTCAAACTTTGAAACAAATTCATTAAAAAAATATACATCTTTCTTTTTTAGTACGTTTTCAGGTGAAAGAAAACTTAGTAAGCACCAACGCTGTCCCGGAATTTCAGGATCAGCACTTAGAAAATCTTCATGATCTTCTGAACTCATTATACAATCTATAATATTTTAATCTTTAAGCAATATAGAAATGAACACTAGTGCTACTGAAGTTGTAAATCGCGCGATTAAATATTTAGTGGAAGGTTTAGCGATTGCGGCGGTTGCTATTTTTATTCCTAAGAAGAGTTTACCTATTAAAGAAGTTGTTGCTCTAGGTGTTACTGCAGCGGTTGTATTTGCGATTCTGGATTTAGTATCTCCTTCTATCTCTTTTACGGCTCGCCAAGGCGCAGGGTTTGGTATTGGTGCTAACTTAGTTGGCTTCCCTGGTGGTAAGTTATAAAGTATCAATAGATGAAATATAAATTTAATATCTTTTATTTCATTTTAGGTTTTGCTTTTATACTAGGGGCTGGTTATTTAATTCGTAAAAGTATGGAAGGGTTTAGTCAATCTCCAGGAACGTTAGTTCAACTTGTATCATCCCATGTCCCTACGCAAGAAGATGTTGAATATTATACGAAAGAATATCCTAAAGTTGTAAGAAAAGAGATGAAAGATATGACCGAATTATAAAAAATTCGGCTAGACTTATTTTTTATAAAAAATAAGAACCGGTGAAGATCCTGGAAATGTAGCATTATATCCTTTTGGATAATTAGGTATGAAAGATAATAAAATAATAAGTATAATTTTATTTATTATGATAATAATTATTATAATAATAGGAAAAATTTTATATAATAATATGAAACAATCATATATTGAGTATATGTATCCGCAATATTTTAAATATACTAAATGGAAAGGACATATTGATGATAGATTTTTAGATAAATCTAAAAAGTTAAAACTCGTAATGAATGAACATCATTCTGGTTTCTTTTGTAATTTTAATAGATTAATTCATTATTTAATGTTATTTCCAAATGTTGTTGAAATAGAATTTAATGTAAAATCTGATATTAATAAGCATAAACCTTTTATTGGAGATAAAGTAGAACTTTTTTCAGTATTATTTGAATATTATAAAGAACCTTACATTCAAGCAGATGATATATTAAATATATCAGGTAACGATTTTTTAGGATTACCTAGTGCAGATAACGCATATCATTATTATAATGAAAAAAGAAATAAATTAAATAATTATAGTGATGCGTTTTCAAAATATATTAAATTAAGACCTCATACCCAAAATAAATTAGATTTAATGGTAAAAGAAATGAAATCAGAATGCGATATGGTAGTTGGAGTCTTCATTCGTTCAGATGCGTTAGCAAGTGAACAACCAACTAGAAAAATGCCAACACGAGAACAATATATGAAAGCAATTAATGATTTAGATAAATCTAAAAAGATTAAATTTTTCTTACGTATAGATAACTATGAAGATTTAGAGTTTTACAAATCAGTTTTACCTAATAACTATTATACAAATATTAAAAGAGCAGAAACAAATAAAGGTGATGCTCCTCATAGTTATACAAAAGAATTTAAACCTTTAGAAGAACTTGAAGATACATATTTAGATATAGCACTTTTATCACAATGTGAAGTATTAATTCACTGTTGCTCAAATATGGCTACAGCATCATTATTTATGAATAGAAACCAAAAATCAATATGTGTTTCTGATCCCCCTAAAAATGAATTTCTAACTAAAATATTTTATAAATAAATACGGATTCTAACATATAAATAGGTATATGAAACAAAATTATATTTATATAATTTTGTTTATTTCTTTTATATTTGTTACTTTATACATATATAGTTCAGAAATAAAGGAACCACTAGAAGATTATGATGAAACTAAGAATCCTAAGCTAGTATTTAATGGTCATTGGTCAGGTTTATTTTGTAATATAAATAGATTAGTTAATTTTTTAGTATTATATCCTAATACAAGAGAAATAGATTTTAATGTATTAGCAAGTAAAACACATCATAAACCTTTTATAGGTGAAAATATAGAAATATTTTCAAAACTTTTTCAAAAATATAAAGAAGATATACCTATTGATACTACTTATAATTATGATGGTCTTGATTTTACTAAATTTGATTTAACTCATAGAAAGGCATATGAGTACTATAATGAAAATAGATATAAATTAGAACCTTATAATAAAGCATTTAATAAGTATTTACATTTATTACCACATTTACAAGAACGTCTTGATAAAATGGTAAATGAAATGAGAAGCGACTGTCAGCAAGTAATAGGTGTCTTTGTGCGATCAAACGCATTGGCAGATGAACAGCCAACTGGAATAATGCCTACTCGTGAAGAGTACTTAGAAGCAATATCTAAATTAGATACATTTTCAAAGAAAACAAAATACTTTTTAAGAATTGATAATGAAGAAGATTATGAGTTTTATAAATCTAAATTATCTCCTATATATGAAACAAATATTAAACGTGCTAAATCGAATAAAGGTGATGCTCCTCACGCATCTGGAGAGTATTTATCTTTAGAAGATTTAGAAAATACTTATTTAGAAATCGCATTATTATCTCATTGTGACATATTAGTTCATTGTGTATCAAATATGGCAAGTGCTGCGTTGTACATGAATATGAATTTAGTTTCTATTTGTGTGTCAAAACCTGCTGCTCAATAATATATTTAGTATGTTTATTTGTTTTTTCATGTTTCGATTTACCTAATTTTATATAACTGCCTCCACAGTTACATTGAATTTGTTCTTTATTTTTTGCTCTATATTCTGCTTGTTTTTCTTTTAATTTATCTTTATTTGTTTCATTATATTTTTTGAATTTTTCAAGAATTTTTTCTTTGTTTTCTTCATAATATTTCTTTGTTTTTTCTTTTATATATTCTTTATTTTCTTCACGATATTCTTTAGAATGTGATTTTATATGTTCTGTATTTTTTTCTGCCCATATTTTTTTTCTTTTTGCTACTAATTCTTTATTAGTTTCTTTATATGTATTATTTTTTTGTGTGATTAATTCTTTATTATTCTCATAATATTTCTTTCTAGCATTTTTTACCTTTTCTTCATTTTCTTTTACATATTCTTTATTATATTCATTTCTTTTAATAGAATTTACAATATTATAATGTGTAAAATATTCTTTTAACTTATCTTTATTTTCTTCACGATACTGTTTGTGTTGCTGTATTATTTCTTCTTTGTTTAATACTGCTTTTTTAATATTTAAACATTTTTCATCTTTAATATGTTGTTTAATATAATAATTTTCACGTTCATTTAATTCTTTTTTATGCGAACATGAAAAATTCTCAATTAATTCTATTTTTATATTATCCCATCCAATAGAATTTATATATTTATATATTTTTCTATTTGGAAATTTCTTTGATGATTGCTTATGATACGATAATCTTTTATTTAAACTATTTATAGTTGAACCTATATAATAGTATAAGTTGTTAGATAATAATTTGTATATTTTACCTTCATTATATTTATTAATATTTTCTGTCATTATATTATTAAATTAGAAATTATTTAAGTGGATTTTTCTGTAATGCCGGAAATTATAAAAAAAAATATTTTTTTCTCATTATTAAAAATAATAATTAAAAATATCTTTATATACTACGTATAAACTGCCAACGAAGATCTTTACAAATGAGTTCCCATATCTTATCTTGAATATATAACTTGTCACGATTCTTTAATAAAGGGAAACAAGGTAAATACTCATCTAATTCTAAAAGTTCACAGAACTTGTATAGCACATATGAATACGATAAGAAATTGTTTCGTCCAGATGGACAGTACTTTTGAAAGCTAGGTTGTATCTCCTTAAACATATAACGTAACTTTTCTTCTATTTCACGATTCATAATAGGAGCATTCTGACCATTTAATCTATTTATAATATGAGGAACATGCTCATAATATTTATTTAATTTTAACTTCTTTAGAATTTCACGAATTTTCGTCCCTTTAATATTATTTGTATCTATAATCCTTTCTTTTTTTAATTCAATTAAAATAGCATCAAATACATCTTGAGGAATATCTGTTGATTCTTTTGCTTGAAACTGCGCAAGCCATTCATTAAAATGATTAATACGTTTATAGGCATAATATGAAACTTCTCTAGGAGGATCTTTATAGGAAGGTTTATCAGAATCCATTAATATAAATTGTTGAGATCCACAATTTACACATGTAAACATTGCTTCATTAGGAGAAAAAACCATTTCAGTTTCACAATCTGGGCATTCACCATATGTATCTTCTTTATTAATAGTTTTTACACACTCTGGATGTATTTTGATTAAATAATCTTCTAATAGTTTATCACGTGAAATAAAGTCAGACTCATCTTTTATTTCAATAATATTACTATTAGTCCCATTTTCTTTCGCGGCAGTTTCCAGCGCTTCAAAAATATTTCCAAGTTTTTTCTTATTAGAACGTTTTGAAACTAATGTTCCATCTTGAATCTTATCTTGAATATCATAATATTTATATAAAATATCCCCTGTATCTAAAAAATAATCAAAAAATTCATTCTTATTTCTTCTTATTTGAATATTATTATTAATTTCATTTAAACGGTTTTCTATTTGATCTGCCTCAATATCGTTTTTAGAGTTTTCTAAAACATTTGCTAAATCTAATTTTTCTTTTATTAATTTATCTAGTTCATTTTCATTATCATTCATTAATTTTACTTGATTTTTATGTAAAGTATCTAAAGTTGTTTTTGTTTCTATTGTAGGCTTTTTAGATATTTTTGTTCTAAAAAAAGTGTCATAACTATTCTTTGGTAACATAATGATTATTCTAATACCTAATTTAATAAATATATTTAGACCCCCTTTATTCATATACGTAAAATAATAGTATAATGTTATTTTTTAACATTTATTTTATTAAATCTCCCGGCTGATTTTCTCGTTTTATCAAAATTTTTTTCTAAATCAAGGGTATAAGAAATGACAGGCGGTGGTTTAATGCAGCTCGTAGCTTATGGCGCTCAAGACGTATACCTCACAGGTAACCCCCAGATCACCTTCTTCAAGCAGGTGTATCGCCGCCACACCAACTTCGCCATGGAGTCCATTGAGAACCCTTTCAATGGCTCCCCTGGCTTTGGCAAGCGTGTGACATGCACCATTCAACGCAATGGTGATTTAATCCACCGCATCTATCTCCAGGCCACACTCCCCCGTGTAACCCTCCAGGCTGGTGACGGTTCTGGTGCCCAATTCCGCTGGCTCAACTGGGTAGGCCACAATCTGATCAAGTCTGTTGAACTCGAAATCGGTGGTCAACGCATTGACAAACACTATGGCATCTGGCTCCACATCTGGAATGAACTCACCCAAGAAGCCGGCAAACAAGGTGGTTACGCCAAGATGGTTGGTAACGTCCCCGTGCTAACCAACTTATTAGTCCAAGGTGGCGAGCCTTGCGACGATGACTGCGCCCCTGGTGAGCCCAACTCTGGTAACGAAGTAGTCAACTGCGCCCCTGACTACACTCTCTACATCCCCCTCCAGTTCTGGTTCTGCCGCAACCCTGGCCTCGCCTTACCTCTAATCGCCCTCCAATACCACGAGGTCCGCATTAACTTAGAGTTCAACGACTTACGCAATCTCTGCTGGGACATCAGCCCCCAACTCACCAACACACACACCATCCGCGACCGTGTGTATGCCGCCAACTTACAGGCTGCTTCTCTGTATGTCGACTACATCTACCTCGACACTGACGAGCGCCGCAAGTTCGCTCAGGTGTCTCACGAATACCTCATTGAGACCCTACAGTTCACTGGTGCCGAGTCCGTGACCAGCTCTAGCAACAAGCTCAAGCTCAACTTCAACCACCCTTGCAAGGAGCTAATCTGGGTTGTCCAACGCGATTCCTTCGTATCTTGCGATGATACCGTCGTTAACCCTTGGAAAGGTCAACAGCCTTTCAACTTCTCTGACTGGTGGGACAGAGCCGTTCTCGAGTCTGGCTATTCCGTTACCCGCGTAGAGGGCATGGCGGGCAAGAACCCTGTAGTCACTGCGCTCCTCCAGCTCAACGGCCACGATCGCTTCCAAGTCCGCGAAGGCCGCTATTTCAACGAGGTCCAACCCTACCAGCACCACACCAACGTGCCTGCGGTTGGTATCAACGTATACTCCTTCGCTCTCCAACCCGAGACACACCAGCCCACTGGCACATGCAACTTATCTCGTATTGATAACACAACCCTGCTGCTGACACTCACCAACAACACTGTCGGCACCACCACATCTTCTCAGGTATACGTGTTCGCCACCAACTACAATGTATTAAGAGTGATGTCAGGAATGGGCGGAATTGCTTTCTCAAATTAAGGATTTATGACACTAATAATGTCATAAATGAGAAATGCCATGCTGCTAAGAGTGATCCGAAAAAGGGGTCGCTAGTCTAATAACACTTGATATTTGCTGGAAATATCATGAGGCAACACCGTCAAATTGCGGGAAGTACTCGTCAAGTCATAAATACCGCTCTGGGGTCGAAAGATCTGCCCAGTAGCACCAAGGAGAAATTCATGGGTATGGTAAGAACGTTATGAATAGAGTTAATCCGCAGCCAAGTCCTAAGGTTGAAAAACTATGGATGCAGTTCACAGACTAAATGTCGGTGGGGTGGCAATACCATCCTAAGATATAGTCGGTCCCTACAGAGATGTAGTTTAACAGAGGAATTATAAATATATGTTGTTGTATTTATAAGGAGAGCTGTTATATTCTTGGAGAACCAAGAATGGAATCAACGTTGGCCTACTCCAACTAAGCATACTACGTGTGTTTGGTTGTTGTATATCCTTAATAAAATTAAAATAATAAGATAAAAATTAAAATACAAATATAAAATACTAAAAAAATAAAAAAATATTAACCCGGCTGGGTGAAAGTCTAAAGGTTAATTGTGAACTTCTATTAGAATGTCACAAGTAATCAAGTGTAATCATTGTAGTAAAACATATGAGCCTTATAAAAATAGTAAAGGTAGTGATAGTAAAATTTGTCCTAGTTGTAGAGCAGTTCAACAAGCAGTAGAAGCAAGACGACCTGTTAGAATTAGAAATTATCAAGCAGAAGCGAAAAGAAATTTAGAAAACAATTGGAATATGTTTAAACGTACTTCAATAGAAAAAAGAAATAAAGAACTTTCTTTAACAAAAGAAGAATATTTTGAATTAATTCAGAAACCTTGCTCTTACTGTAATTATTACAATATAGAAGAAATTAATGGAATTGATAGAGTTGATAATACGAAAGGTTATATATTAGATAATTGTATTCCTTGCTGTAAACATTGTAATCGTATGAAACATATATTACATCCAGTATTCTTTATTAAAAAAGCATCACTTATCACAAAACAACAAACAAATATATTAGAAGATTATGAAAGAAAAAACTTTTATGATAAATGGAAAATCTACGTCCATAAAATTCCATCACATTATATTTATGTTAAAAGGATAAATGAAGAAAAAAGAGGCTATGATTTTACTTTAACAAAAGAACAATATGAAGAACTTATTTACAAACCTTGTTATTTATGCGGATTTAAAAATATTGTAGGAAATGGTTTAGATAGACAAGATACTTCTAAAGGATATAGTATTGACAATGTATTGACTTGTTGTTCAACTTGTAATATGATGAAAGCATTTTATAATAAAGATGATTTCATAAAACAAATGAGAAAAATTAGTGATTTTAAAGAATCCTATCCTGTTGAATGGGATTCTATTATATGTAATGGATTTCATATGGGTGCTGCAAAATCAGATGAAGTAAAAAAAAATAAAGATAAACAATGGAGATCAGTAAGTATTTATAAAGCAGTAAAATCAGAATGTTTAGAAGAATTTAAAAAGAAAACTCTTGAAAGTACAAAATGGTCTATAGAAGAATATAATAATTCTACAAAAGAATTATTTGAAAAAGTAAAAGCTTCTAAATTTGAAGATGTTGAAAATGATTTAAAAAAGTTAATAGGAGATATTCATTATTTACGATTAAAAAACAACCATTAACAAGCGTCAGCCTTTTCACAACTCATAAAATAAATGCCTAAGATACTTAGTCCCACACCAATCATCTTAGTTGAAGATATTTTTTCTTTAAAATATAATAATCCACTGCCTGTTACTAATATATCACTAATTAGATCCCAAAGAAGATTCATAATTATCATTGTTTCAAATCGGAGTGATTGTAAAAAAATCCAAGGTTGTGACGCATACACCAATGTAGGAATTGCCATCCAATACATATTTTTAATAGCACCAGTGCTTACCATTTTTATAATTCCAAGCATTATTACATCTATAGAGGCCATAAAAAGTCCATATAGTAAAGGAGTAAATGTCCCCATCTAATATCTATAGGCACAATATAAATCAATATACAAACATATAAGTATCATCCCTACTATCATAACTACTGACATTATTATTACTTCTGAGGGATTGGTATTACTCTTCGTTATATATACCGCATTTGTAGATACGTTCATACCTAATTATTTCGTGTTTTATTTTTACGAACATTTTTGCTCGGAAGTCTTTTCCAGTTAAATTTCTATTTAGATGACATCTATTAAAGTAGATATTCTTTATAATTACCATTATAAAAAAACACCCCCAGTAGGACTCGAACCTACGACCTTCGCCTTAGAAGGGCGATCTTCTATCCACTGAAATATGGGGGTTTGAGGAATTATTTCCTATATATATAAATAAATATATGTTTAAACCCGTAAATTATTACTAAGATTTTTCATTATTTTACGCGTAGAAGTTCTTAATCCATGATAACCATTTTTTACATACTCTTTAATTTTAAAATCAAGCGTATTTAATTTAGTCATATTTTTTCGATTACGTATATTTAATGTTTTTACAAAATCTTTTCTTTCATTATAAAGATTCTGTAACTTTTTTTCAAAAAGAGGATTCGTTTTTTCAATTACACCACCATCTAAAAAATAATTTTTTTTATTTTTTAATTTCTGTAAAGTATTTTTTCTATATTTTGAAACAGTATTTATATTAATATCCGATGGCATATGACTCATATTTGACTTATCCGTATTTATAGATTCACGATGTTTACCTCTGAACCCCTTTCTTCCTGAAAAGTAGTTAAGTGGTAATTTATAATTATTCTTATTATCATAAGGTATATATCTCTCTTCAATATTATTACTAAAACGGGTTTTGGGTATTAAAAATCTACTCCCTTTATTACGATGTAATTTTCTACTTTTCATTTTTGTAAGAGGATTATTTATAACAAAATTATTTGTCATCTACTTTATTAGTATTTTTTCGATACTATAATATAATATCAAAAAAATACCACATACGGGGCTTGAACCCGTGACATTCGGCTTAAAAGGCCGACGCTCTACCGACTGAGCTAATATGGTAAACGATACGAACGTATCATAGTTCCGATGCCGGGACTCGAACCCGGGTCAAAGCCTTGAAAGGGCTCTATGCTAAACCGCTACACCACATCAGAAAATAGCCCTACCCAGAATCGAACTGGGGTTCTTGGATTCAAAGTCCAATGTACTAACCACTGTACTATAGAGCTATTAGGCGAGTTTCCTCGCCTACATTATACAATCACTGTATTTTTAAGCCATTAAGAAAAAAAATTTGAAATAAAACTCGTATGATAGAGTAATGCAAGCCTCTCAGCTTACTGCTATTCATAATGCCAAAACTTTATTGGAACAATGTGGATGTTTTAGAGGCCCACCAGGTCCAACAGGTCCACAAGGAGATCAAGGACCAGCAGGGACAACACTATATTATTATTCTGATGGGATTAATATTGACCCAAATGCTGCTGGTGTTGATCCATGTGTATATGGTTTATTTATTGGTTCTGATGGTTCATTATGGCGTTCGAGCCCATCTTTAGCGATTGATGGGACCTTTACGGCTACACTATTAAATGGAACTGTAAGAACAATCGCAAAACAATCAAATAATAAGGTTTTAGTTGGTGGTGATTTTACATCATATAATGGTGTAACATATAATCGTATAATTCGTTTTAATACTGACGGTTCTGTTGATACCACATTTAGCATAGGAACAGGGTTTAATGCTTCTGTCCGTGTAATAACAGTTCAGTCTGATGATAAGATACTAGTTGGAGGGGATTTTAACGCATATAATGGTTCTACGTATCAATATATTATCCGTTTAAATTCGGATGGTTCTGTTGATTCCACGTTTAATTCAGTTCCAGGGTTTGATAATTCAGTATATTCAATTGTATTAACGTCGAATAATAAGATATATGTTGGAGGCGCATTCAGTTTTTATGATTCAAATAATTGTCCATCGTTGGCACGATTAACAACAGCAGGATTCTTTGATCCAACATTCAGTATTGGATTTGGGTTTGATGCGCCAGTATATACAATAGCAGTAGGATCGGATGATTCAGTATATGTTGGTGGTTCTTTTGGAACATATAATGGTATATACTTTCCAATAAGAATTGCTCATATTAATTCTGATGGTTCATATGATTCTATCAATTTTATAAGTGGTTCTGGATTTAATAATTCTGTTTACTACGTTAAATTATTAACTAATACAAACTTACTAATTGTAGGTGGATTTACAAATTATAATGGAACATCTGTAAATTATGTTGTAGAACTTTCTGCCAATGGAACAATTTATAACTCATTTGGTTCTGGATTTAATGCTTCTGCTAGAATTGCACAAGTAGATACAACCAATGATTATTTAATTGGAGGTGATTTTACATCTTATAATGGAAATTCAAATCGTTATATAACAAGGCTAAGTAATAATGGTTCTTATTTAACAGATTTTCCTATCATAACTGGATTTAATAATTCAGTATATTCAATATATCCAGAAACAAGTAATACATTTTTAGTAGGAGGTTCATTTACTTCATATGATGCATCAACTTCTCAGTACTTATTACGTTTAAAAGAAAAATCGTGCAGTTGGATCAACACTGGAACAAATATTTTAGGAAGTTCATCCAATACAAGCACATTCTTATTTGCTTTAGTTTCAACAACAACAGGGTTAGGAACATTGGGCTATGTTTCTACACCTCAACTTACATCAACACTAAGAGGATTAGGCACAATAGGATACGTATCAACATTGAGTTTACAGTCAACAATAGCAGGATTAGGTAACTTAGGTTATTTATCAACTGCTGGATCAGTTACACTTAATAATTTAACATCCACTGTTGTTGGGTTAGGAACAATAGGATATATTTCTAGTTCTCAATTACAATCAACAGTAAACGGTGTAGGAACCGCAACAAACGTAACTTCTACAATAGTTGGTTTAGCGAATTTAGGATATATTTCAAGCACACAACTTCAATCAACGGTGCGAGGATTGGGAACAATTGGATATGTTTCTAGCACTCAACTTGCTTCTACAATTGTAAATCTATCTCATATTGGCTATGTATCATCATCACAATTAAATTCTACACTTATGGGTATTCCTAAATACTTAGCGCCTAATTTTACGTCTACAGTGGATGGGTTAGGAACTGCGGGTTATATTTCTTCTAGTCAACTATTATCATCTCTTGCTTCTTTTAGCACATCAGTGAATATAAATGATGTTACAAACTATTTAACATCTACTGTCAAAGGTTTAGGGACTGCTGGTTATATTTCTTCTTTACAACTTATTTCAACTGTTTCTGGATTAAATACAAGAAATCAATCAACTGTTACTTCCAGTTTAATCGGTTTAGGAAATCTAGGGTATGTTTCTAGTTCACAACTTACTTCTAGTTTAAACTCAATCCAAACTTTAGAACAACCTTTTATAACATCTAGTTTAATTGGATTAGGAACTCTAGGATATATATCAACTAGTCAATTAATATCTACAACAATAGGTTTAATAGACACTCCAGAGCTTCAATCATCTATAGTAGGATTAGGAAGCTTAGGATATATCTCTAGTTCACAACTCATATCAACAGTAAATGGTTTAGGAACTAATACACAATCCACTATAACATCTAGTATAGTAGGTTTAGGAACTCTAGGATATATTTCTAGTTCACAACTCATATCGACAGTAAATGGTTTAGGAAACATTTATTTATCTAGTGTAACACCATTTAATCAACTATCTACAATATCTACTATTCAATCCACTATAACTTCTAGTATAGTGGGTTTAGGAACTCTAGGATATATTTCTAGTTCACAACTCATATC